GTAATGCTTATTATACTATTAGAGCAAGGTACTAATGATACAATCACTTTTAGTAGTGTAACTAGCTTTACAGAGAATTACCCTAGTGGTGTAACATCTAGTCCTGTAGAAAGCGGAAGTACAATATCTGATAACATCACAATCGGGAATAACACGTTCTCTTTAAGTGGTGTTATCAGCGATTGGGATTATTATAACCCCGCTAAAGAGATTGCTTTTGGCAGCAACGCTGTTTATAACTATACTTATGAGAGTAGATTTAATCTCGCTAAGTTTGAGTCTACGGGTTTTACAACAACACTAGATACAATCCCAAGTGACGAAAGAGCAGAGCAGATTAAGTTCAAACTGCAAAGGATGAGAAACAATCCTTCTCTTGTCACACTGTTAATCTATAATGATGACAACCAATTATCAACATATTATGATAATTGTGCAATAACTAGCTTGTCCTTTAACGAAAGTACAGATACATCTTATTGTGTGTATCCTGTTATGACATTAGAGCAGTTGCAGATTGCTTATGTTGAAGTGGAGACGATAGAGAAAGGTAAGATTCCTGACCTACCAAACAGGGCTAGAGGTAGTATCGAAACAGACATGGGAAAACAAGGTGATTGTTTACCACCCACAATTACAACAGTAGATGGCGATAATACAACTATAGCTGTAGACAACTCTAAAACTAAAGTAGCTAAAGGTCAAAAACCGCCTGAAAAATGTAACCCAACAGCAAATGACAAAAACACCCTAGCGAAAGAATCGTATAATCAGATGGCTAAGAGACACTTAGATGAGACAGTTGAAGCAAATATGGCAACAGCAAATGCAGCTAGAGCGTTAGACGGTGCTATCGAAAACAAACAAGGAAGACCTGTTCTTGAGAAACTTAGTGCTGCCTTTAATAAGGCATATGAGTATTCAGATAAAACACTACCTTTAAAACAAGCGCAAGAGTTAGCAGCAGCCAAAGCAACACAGGGGCAATAACATGGCAAGAGTCTATAAAAATTATACCAAGTTAGTTCCTTTGTTTAATGATGCCTACTATTCTGTCAATATTACGCTTGAAGGCAACCCTTTCAAAATGACATTCATATGGAACGAGAGGATTGAAAGATACTGCGCCAATCTAAAGAAAACAGATGGCACAGTTGTCTTTGAAGGTGTCGTGTTTAATCAGCAAACAATGCTGCCAATGTTGTCAACAATGAAGCAGAACGGGCTAAATGGTTACTTCTTATTAGCCCCTTTATCCGATAATATAACAGACGATATTGAGACTAATAGACGATGGGCTGATTACTTCTTCTTGATTTATAGCGTAGGTGTTGAGCAATAGTGAGGGAATATGGCAATTTATCAGTTTAAGAGAAACTATTTATTACAGATTGTTGATAGAGCTGGTGGCTTGCTATTCACTATTAAAGATTTACACTTGTCTTTTGATATTCAAAAGAACATTGATAATCGCTCAAAGACAAATACAGCTACATTGGAAGTGAAGAACCTTTCCACTGAAACATTAAGTAAAATATCTAACATACAAATGGCTTGCCAAGTATTATTAGATGTTGGTTATGGCGATAGCCTTACAAGATTATTAACAGCCGATGTATTACAAGTTAAGACAGTAAGACAGAAAGGTGATGTAAGCACTACATTTGAAGTGGCAGAAGGCTTCATGCTTGTCAATGAAACAAAGATAAGTAAGGTGTATGCAGAAGATTCAAAAGTGGTTGATGTTCTGACAGATGTTCTTAGTTTATACGGTAACTCTAACAAGTCAATAACTTTAGATGATGCCAGTGTTAAGTTCCCTTATGGTTATACAGCTATAGGTACATTACGTCAAGTGTTAAATGATATTTGTCAACCATTAAGACTTGAATGGAATATGGACGGTGATGAGATTGTTGTTAAACCTAAACGAAGTTTAACAGCCGAAGCTGAGTCTGCAAAGTATGAAAAGATTTATGTATTATCTGAAAAGACAGGTTTGATAGGTATTCCATCTACTCATAATGAAACTGTTACAGAAGCTTATGATGCCTCTGCACCTAACGAATTAAATGATAACGAGTATGATGTTACCGCGCCATTAAAACCAACTAAAAGTGGCAAACCGAGAAAGCAAACAAGACAGAAAATACAAAGATTCAACATCACTTGTAAGTGCTTGTTAAACCCTAGCATTAAACCAAATGGTCTGATAAGGGTTGAATCAACTCAAGCTGCCGAACTTTCAGGTACATACCGTGTCAGGACAGTTAAATATAAAGGCGATAATAGACAAGGTGATTGGACTTGTGAGTTATACCTTGACAATGTAGAGGGGCTAAACTAATGGAATGGACGTTAGAACAATTAGTTGATGCTCAAATTGACTATAGATTAGCAGGGCATTATACAGCCTTGCTATGTGTTGTTACACAGGTTAGAGATTTAGAAGAAGCAAAGGTTGATGTACAGCCGTTAGTAAACAAACAGTATAAAGATGGTGAGGTACAAGAGTATCCTGCTATTTTATCTGTCCCTGTTTTGTTCCCTTGCTCTAGTGTTGGTGGGGTGGTGTTTCCTATCGTTCAAGGCGATACGGTGTTAGTGGTGTTCAATAAGTCTAACATTGATGTGTTCAAGGCAGGGGCTACAACACCACATGACCCTATTGATGAAAGGTCTTTCAATATAAGAGACGCTGTTGCCATACCTTGTGTATTCCCCTTTAGTAAGACACCCAATAAAAATAAAACAGTGGCCTACTCTAAAGATGACGTGATTATTACAAACAATATCGGTACGGCACAAGAGTCTGAAATAAGAATAAATAAGACAGGCGGTATAACCCTTACATCACCAACCACTGTAAATGTTGTCTGCCCGAATGTTGCCTTTAGTGGCAACTTAGCGGTAACAGGTAATATTGCCATAACAGGTAACTTAGCTGTAACAGGTACAGGGTTATACACAGGTATTAGCACATTCAATGGCGCATTGATAAGCACAACTACAACAACCTTGACAGGTACAGCGACACTGAACGGCCTAGCAATCTCAACATCATAGGTGATAAATGGATATTAAAATAGACAGTGCGACAGGTGATGTTGTTTTTGGTGTTGTATCTACTACAGATATTATGGCAACAACCTATGATAGTGGTTATGGCTATGGTTATGGTATGTCTTACGGAGAGGCTACAACCACTACATCTATATCTAGTACAATAAGAAGAATGGGTAGTCAGTTTACAACAACTACAAGTGAAAACCTAGCTCAAAGGTTAAAGATTAAATTACAAACATTTTTTGGTGAGTGGTTCTTAGATGGCACAATAGGTGTTGACTACTTCGGGCAAATCTTTGGTAAGAACAGAAGCAAGCAGTCTGTAGATGCAATATTTCAATCTGAAATTCTTAAAGAGAGAGAAGTTTTACAGATAACGAGTTTTAATAGCACACTCAATCAACAAACAAGAGTGTACAGTTTAGTTTTTGAGGTGAAGACAAGAGACGGTTTTTATAGCTCTGTATCCCTCAGTGTGTAAGGAATATTATAGCATGGCAGGATTGACAAGTACAGGGTACACAACAAAACGTCTTAATGACATTATCACATCTTTAAAGGCTAAAGCAGACGTAGAGTTTTCCTCTTTTCTAACAAGCGGCGATGTATTAGATACATCTAACAATTCAGTGTTAGGTAGATGGATTCAGATTGTTGCTTCTCCATTAACAGAATTATGGGAAACATCTCAAGAAGTATATAATGCCTTTAGTATTACAACAGCTACAGGTGTAGCATTAGAACAGTTGTGCGCTATTGGTGGTGTTACAAGGAATACAGCAACAGCTACACAAGCGTTGTTAGTGAATACAGGCACTTATGGCGTAACAATACCTACAGGTAGTTATGTGCGTTCAGACCAAAACAGAGTATTTGAATTTCAGGAGAGTGTATTATTAGATGAGAATGATGCAGTTGCTGTTTATATTACTCCGACCACTGTTGCGGATTCTACTGTTTATTCTTTCACTTATAAGGTGCTTGGTGTTAATTCCACCCCTGTTACTGTGTCTTATACTTCTGGTGTGTCTGCAACAGCTTCAAGTATTGTTACAGGACTTGCAAACGAGATAAACACTTCTCATGCTGCTTATATTAGTGGGTTGATAGATGGCAATAACCTATGGGTACAAGAAGTCAACCAAGATTATAATTGTGACTTTGCATCATTAGGTCAATTCACAGTATCTAAAGCAAAGAAAACCACACTTGCATCTTGTACAGAGACAGGTGTTATTACTCAAGATGCAGATACTATCACAACAATTCAAACACCTTTAGTTGGTTGGGAAAGTGTTACTAACCCCTTTGCAGGTATTGTAGGTACAATCTTAGAGACTGATGCAGAGTTAAGACACAGATTCTTGAGGGCTAAGTTCCAAGATGGTAGTAACACATACGAAGCAATCTATGCTGCTGTGTTGGTGCTAGATGGCGTTAGACAAGTTGTTATCTATGAGAACGAAACAGACACAGGTTTTGTGTCCCCTCCTGTACCTGCACACAGCTTTTATCCTATTGTGCTAGGTGGAACGGATGCAGAGATTGCACAAGCAATATGGAACAACAAGCCAGCAGGGATATTGAGCTATGGTAGCACAACGGTTGGTGTTGCTGATAGTGCAGGCATATTACACGACATATCTTTTGACAGACCAATTAACAAAGAAATCTACATCACTATGGCTCTTGTCAAAGATGATACATTCCCTACAAATGGTAATGAGTTGATTTCAGATGCTTTAGTAGCATACATATCTGAGTTTGGTATCGGTGAACCTGTACTATATAGTAGGTTATACACACCAATTAATAGTGCAACAAGTGGCTTCTATGTTAGTAGTTTAACTATAGGGGATACCCCTACACCGACAGGTACAACTAACATTGTTGTTGATTTTAATGAGATTGCCAACTTATCGGCCTCAAACATTAGTATCTCTTTTGTCTAAGGAGGAAGCATGATTCCTTTTGTGGAAACAGATTATCTCACTGTAGCAAGAAGCAGATATACACAACAATTTAAGGATAAGCCTGTTTTTGATGCTTACATTAAGATTGTAATACAAGAGATAGAAGAACTACAAGCAGCATTCAAAGACCTAAAGCAGTTAAGAGATTTAGATAATGCTGTTGGTGTTCAGTTAGATGTGATAGGGGATATTGTTGGCCAGCCAAGAGTATTAGTTGACTACACGTTATTCCCTTACTTTGGTTTTGATACAGCACCACAAGCAAAGACATTTGGCACAACAGCAGATGTAGGGATAGGTGGTTACTTTAAATCTGTTTCTGATGTTAACGGCTCTCCTTTTGAAGTAGATGATGACACATACAGATTCTTAATTAGAGCTAGAATTGCAGCTAATATATCTAACACAACACCTCAAGGTGTGATGAATGCACTTAACTTCATGTTGGAGACAGATGACTGTCTAATTGAAGAAGTTGGCAATGCACATCTAGTAATCACATATTATGTAACACTAACACCATTACAAGAATACTTCCTAAGAGGGCTTAGTAGCGTAGGAAGTATTATACCCATTCCAATTTGTGTCTCTTATGAATTAGTAAGTGCATAACATTAAGACGAGGATATTATGACAGCATTGACAGACCCAATTAGCGGATTGAGCTACGGATGGTCATTAGGGGAAGATAACTGGAATACAGGTATGGACTCCAATTTAGTACAGCTTGGAGCTACAATCAACATTACAGTGTTAGATTTTGTTGCTAGTCCTGTAGTTACTACAAATGGTACACGATATATTGTAACCACAGGTAGTGGAGATTTTGCAGGGAAAAATAACAAACTTGCAGCACGAGTTGGGGGTGCATGGGTGTTCTACACCTTACCAGAAGGTTGTATTGTTTATGATGAGGGTACTAATAAACATTATAAGTTTGAGGGGGGTGCGTATGTAACCTTAGTAGACCTTAGTGCGTATCTAACAACATCTACAGCAGCTAGTACATATCAGACACAAGAGGGTATG